TCTCCTTTGTAGTCTTGGATGTTGAATCTACCGCCTGATTCGTCCAGCCATGAAGCTTATGTTCCTGCACCTGCTGACTGGTCAGTCCCTTTCTGTAGTCCGGCGTATATCGCGTCGTCGGCATTCTTTTCTTTTTTTCCTCTGCCTCAACAGGCTTCCTTTTTCTTCTGGCCGCTGACATATCAATTCTCCTTTTGTATTCTTTCTGCTTCAGCAATAAAAATTGCTGCCCTGCATAAAGTAAGTATGCCCCGCGATGAAACTCGCGAGGCACACCACATCTGATTTTATTTTACCACATTCATCCGCATTTTCCACTATGTTTAGAAAAACTTTAACTAATCTTCAGACTCTGTTTTTATTTGTTCTCCTGAAATCTCTTTACGGTTCAGGATCTGCATAAACTCTTCTCCCGTGATCGTCTCTTTTTCATAAAGATATTTTGCAAGTTCATGCAGTTTCATCTTATTTTTCTCCAGCAGATCCATCGCTGTGTCATACCCTTCCCTGACTGTCTCTACGACCATATCATCAATCGTGGCAGCCGTTTGTGGAGAACAGCTTAAGGTACTGTCACCGCCCAAATATGGATTATTCTGGGTTTCCAGTGCCACCATGCCAAAACGGTCGCTCATCCCATACCTTGTGATCATGGCACGTGCCAGTTTTGTCGCCTGTTCAATATCGTTAGATGCACCTGTCGTGATCGAATCAAAGATCAGTTTCTCGGCACATCTTCCACCTGTCAGTGTTGCAATCTTATTCACCAGCTCTTCCTTGCTCATAAGATTCCGCTCTTCCGCTTCTACCTGCATGGTATATCCCAATGCTCCTGAAGTTCTCGGAATGATCGTAATCTTTGTCACCGGTGCAGAATGGGTCTGCAATGCGGCAACCAGTGCATGTCCGATTTCATGATAAGATACAATCAGTTTTTCTTTTGCGGAAAGTACCTGATTCTTCTTCTGATATCCGGCAATAACCGTCTCAATACTCTCTTCAAGATCCGCCTGTGTTACAAACTTCCGGTTCTCACGAACCGCCCGCAATGCCGCTTCATTCACCATATTCGCCAGCTCCGCTCCGGATGCCCCGGATGCTGCTCTTGCGATCGCGTTAAAGTCAATGTCATCTCCCAGTCTGACCTTTTTCGCATGAACTTTCAGGATTTCTTCTCTTCCTTTCAGGTCAGGAAGTTCCACCGGAATCCGCCGGTCAAATCTTCCCGGTCTTAAAAGTGCCGGATCAAGACTGTCGGGACGGTTCGTTGCTGCAAGAATCACAACACCCTTGGATGCATCAAATCCATCCATCTCCGTCAAAAGCTGGTTCAGCGTCTGCTCACGCTCATCATTTCCTCCATATCCGGCATTATCTCTTTTCTTACCAATCGTATCGATCTCATCAATGAACACGATACAAGGAGCTTTTTCATTTGCCTGCTTGAAAAGATCTCTTACCTTAGAAGCACCCATACCGACGAACATTTCAACAAATTCAGAACCTGACATTGAGAAAAATGGAACATTTGCTTCTCCTGCCACCGCCTTTGCAAGCAGCGTCTTACCTGTACCGGGAGGTCCGACAAGAAGTGCACCTTTCGGGCAGATGGCTCCAATCTCCTGATATTTCTTTGGATTATGAAGAAAATCCACGATTTCTGTCAGCAGTTCTTTTGCCTCATCTTCCCCTGCAACATCGTTAAATGTAATTCCTGTCGTAGACTCAACATATACTTTGGCATTGCTTTTTCCAAACTGCATAAATGGATTTCCGGCAGTACCTCCCCCCATCTTTTTCATCAGACGCTTTGCAAGGAACTGTCCCAATACCCAGAAAATCACGATTGGCAGAACCCATACAAGCAGGAAACTGACAAGCGGATTCATCTCTTCCTGTGCAATTCTTCCAAATTCACATCCGGCTTCTTCCAGCCGGTTTACAAGATCCGGGTCTTCAAACGTCGTTGTCTCATAGTAATTCGGCTCAGCCGCTTTATCCGTAAAATAAATCGTATCGCCATTTAATTCTACTTTGGACACTTCTTTTTTATCAACCATCGTAAGAAATGTACCGTAATCTACATCTTTTACTTTATGATGATTCATCAGATTGGGAAAAAGAAATGTATTAAGCAGTATCAGTATCACCAGAGCAATCAGGTAATAAAATATCAGAGGTTTTTTGGGTTTCTCTACTTTTTTCAATTTGACTCCTCCTTCGTTCTGTCATTTTATATCTGAAGATCCAGTTCTATTTCCCTGCTTTTACCCAGATTGCTTTCAATAACTGAATCACTGGTATATTCAATGCCGCAAGCCCATACACAGTAAAGAGCTGTGTGAAGCTCAGTGTCTGTACTTTAAAAATCGTATGCAGTCCAGGGATCATAACGACTGCCGTCACCAGCAGGATTCCCAGTGCAAATGCACCGATCAGATACTTATTATCTGCCACCTTCTTTGTAAATACAACCGGTTTGTTCGATTTACAGTTGAATCCATGGAACAGTCTTGCCGAACAGAGTGTTGCAAATGCCATCGTACTCGCCAGCAGTGCATTTCCATCCCTGTATCCGATCAGAAATGCCGTCATGGTTGTTGCACAGACAGATACTCCCTCCACTGCGATCCTCAGCAAAAAGTCTTTCGTAAGGATTGACTCATTCAACGGTCTTGGTTTCTCTTCCATCACAGCTTTGGAATGTGGCTCAAGTCCCAGTGCGATCGCCGGAAGACTGTCCGTCAGCAGATTGATAAAAAGTAAATGCACCGGTGCAAACGGAACAGGAAGTGCAAAAATTGACGCAACCAGTACTGCCAGGATCGCCCCGAAATTTCCTGATAATAAAAACTGAATGGCAAATTTGATATTCCTGTAAAGATTTCTTCCATTTTCAACCGCCTTCACAATCGTAGCAAAATTATCATCTGTCAGGATCATCGCTGCAGCGTCCTTGGACACTTCACTTCCGGTAATTCCCATTGCAACACCAACATCTGCCTGCTTTAATGCCGGTGCATCATTCACACCATCCCCCGTCATGGAAACGATATTTCCTTTTTCCTGCCATGCCCGCACAATCCGGATCTTATGTTCCGGCGACACTCTTGCATATACAGAAATTCCTTCTACAAAATCCTTCAGCTCCTCATCCGACATCCGGTCGATCTGAGATCCCTCACATGCTTCAGATTCTTCTTTCAAAATCCCAATCCTTTTTGCAATCGCCGCTGCTGTTACTTTATGATCTCCCGTGATCATGATTGGACGGATTCCTGCCCTCTTGCACTCGGCAACCGCAGCAGCAGACTCTTCCCTCGGTGGATCCATCATGGCAACCAGTCCCAGGAATATCAGATGATCCTCGTCCTGAAGCGTCAGTTCCATCTCATCTGACACAACTTTATATGCAAAAGCAAGTACACGAAGTCCCTCTTCTGAATACTTCCGGTTTTGTGCCTCAATCCTTGCACAGTCCTCCCTCGTGATCTCATACACTTCATCTCCCAACTGGATCAGATCTGTCCTGTCCAGCAGCACATCCACAGCTCCTTTTACGATCATCGTCGGGATTCCGTTCAACATATGCTTGGTCGCCATCAGTTTTCGGTCGCTGTCAAACGGGTTTTCACTTTCTCTTGGATACTTTTTCCGAACCTCCTCCGGATCCATCCCCAGCCCACTTGCAAGATTTAAAAGTGCTGTCTCAGTCGGATCTCCAATCTCAATACCATCCGCATTGGTTGCATCGTTGCAGAGAATACTGCTGATCATCAGACGGCTTTGTGAACTGTCTGTCAGATCTACTGCACCGGCAGGAATACTCTTTTCATCCACGTAGTAATCTTCCACGGTCATTTTATTCTGCGTCAGTGTTCCCGTCTTATCTGAACAGATAACCGATACACTTCCAAGGCCTTCCACTGCCTGCAATTTTCTGATGATTGCATGTTCCTTTGCCATCTTCTGCGTACCGAAGGAAAGCACAATGGTCACAATCGAACTCAGAGCCTCCGGAATTGCTGCAACTGCAAGAGCTACTGCAAATAAAAATGCATCTCCGATATTATCTCCCCGCAGGATACTGATTCCGAACAAAATACCACAGAATACAAGAATCAGGATGGAAAGCTTTTGTCCGAACTGATCCAGGTTCACCTGCAATGGAGTCCGCTTTTCTGAAGTATTCTTCAGAAGTCCTGCGATCTTTCCAACCTCTGTCTCCATTCCGATCTCAGTTACAAGAAATGAACCTCTTCCATAAGTGACAAAACTGCCCGAATAAACCATATTCACCCGGTCTCCAAGTGGTACATTTTCTTCTTTTATAATCGTCGTTGTCTTTTCTACTCCCAGGCTTTCTCCTGTCAATGCACTTTCATCCACTTTCATGCTGGCACACTCTAAGAGCCTTCCGTCTGCCGGAATATAATCTCCTGCTTCCAGCATCACAATATCTCCTACTGTCACTTCTGCGGAAGGGATCTGCACAACTGCCCCGTCTCTTAGCACCTTCGCCTCCGGCCCGGAAAGCTTCTTCAGACTTGCCAGTGACTGTTCTGCCTTGATCGTCTGCACTGTCCCCAGTATTGCATTCATCGTAATCACGATCAGGATAACTGCGGCACTCTCCACATCTCCCATAAATCCTGATGCCACCGCAGCAATGATCAGAATAATGACCAGAAAATCCTTATATTGTTCCAAAAAGATCTGTAAGATCGTCTTTTTCTTTCCCTCGACCAATTCATTCGGTCCATACTGTTCCTGATGTTCTCTCACCTGTTCATTCGTAAGCGGTTCTAAAGAGCCATTTACTTCCTGCAGCACTTCTTCACCTGACATTTGATAATATGATCTCATTTTTGCTCCTCCTGCATTTACCTCATAATTATAAGATAGCAAACCTGCCACCGATACCTGCTTCTGTATGTTCTTATATAAAAAATGAGACTTTTATTGCACCTCGATATGCAATAAAAGTCTCACTATTTAATCACGATACGGATGGTAAATTCCATCGGTTCTGGCGACATCGCAAACACTTATTAAAAAGTGCCAGTTACTCCCTCTTATTTATTAGATATAATAAAGATTCTATTCTAAATTGTCAATAAACTTTATCCTTTTTTCATAAAGCTTTAACATCTTTTAACAAAAAGAAAAACCCGGGAAACCTGCATTTCCCGGGCGAATTGATCACTTTCTCTGAATCTCAAACGATTCCCTGAGCTGTCATAGCCATGGCACAATGTACGGCGTGGTTGCTGCATCTGCGAGAATTTTGTCGCTCACCAGTATACAGTCATTGTCTGACAATTCATTTTTGCACCCGTGAACTCCGGTCTATCTTTCCACTACTACGAATCGCCTTTCCTCTTTTGGTCGCTCCGTTTCCTCGACACCGCAGACCGTGACATTTGCTCGTTGTGCCTTGCGTTCTGCATTGCATCGAATTTCATTCCCGTGACCGCAGAGACATTTCATCTTTGTATCATATACATAGAAATATGCCATCTCACTCCTCCTCAGCTTCACGTTGCAGTTCCCATCCTCGTGTCTCTGCCTCTTTCTTGGTGTCAGCAGTATCCATCAAACCGCCTCTCGCCCTCTGAGAATCTTCTCAACAATCAGTTTTTCGATATACGCCGGACACGCTCTCTCTCCGTTCTCCCATCCGCTCAATGTCCGGTATGGAATTTCTAACCATTCAGAGACCTCACGCCTTGACATATTCATCTGTTTCCGTGCATCTTCTATTGTCATTCGTTCTCACTCCCTTGACTTTCTTTTTTTCTCCTGCTATGATTCGTTTATAGCACTTGGGGAGACTAGCAGGATGTTTCGGGATGTCTCCCCTCGTGTGACCCTTTATTCTATTTTATTCAAGCAATTCTGATAAGTATTCAATCAACTCCTCTTTCGGAGTGTCATTCCTAATTAGTGCAATTATCATCTTGATTATTCCTCTGAACTGGTTATTTGTCATTTGATTGCTCTCCATGCTTTTCTCCTTTCCTGCTATTCCCTTGTTACAATTATATTATATGCTCATTGAGCCACTTTGTCAACACTTTTTTTGCTCATTGAGCAACTTTTTTGCATAGAAAAAGGGCAACAGGAATCAACCTGCTGCCCTCTGTTTTTTCATTATCCGACTTTCTCAATGCTGACGTGACATGCTGCTGCCGACAGGAACAATCCGTCGATAGTCTCCACCATCGGCAGACCGTCGCACATGAATATTCTCTTGCCGATATAGGTCTGACCCTTGGATGCACGACCGCACTCGTTGTCGATGGTGAACGATGCAGAACGTCTCAGTCTGAGACTGCCCTCACACACAACCGTGATGTTGAATCGTCCGGTCTGTTCCTTAACCCGTTCCGGTTCATTGCCCTGTTGCACATCTTCTCCTCCGGTGCTCTGTGGCTGTGCATTCGCCCCATTCTCGTCCTCTCCTGCATCCGGCTGAGTATTTGCCTGCTCAGTGTTCTCCGTGCCGTTCTCGACGGTCTCAGCGTCACCCTGCTGCATCATATTCTCTCCTCCGGTGCTCTGTGGCTGTGCATTCGCCTCATTCTCGCCGTTTTCTCCGTTGGTTGGTTCATCTGTGCCCTGTGAGGCATTCTCGCCCTCTGTGTCGCCCTGTGGCTCGTTTCCTGTGACTGCTGCCACGGTTGCAGCAGTGGCAACTCCGACCTGCTGACCATCTGCATTGTAGGAGTTGACGCTGCCGTCTGCATTCGTTGCGAGTGCTCCATCGGGAACATTATCGGTCAATGACCCGATGACGTTTCCATTTTCATCCCACACCACGAGGCTCTCGTCCTTGGCTGCTGCCTTGAGTGCTCCCTCGATGGTCTTGTATGGCTTACACTGTGCCTTGATGAACTCTGTTCCTGTTCCGAGATAGTACATTGTTGTTTCGCTCATGATAGTTTCCTCCTATTTTTTTAAGTATTTTGAAGATGCAAAACCTGTCTGTCCGTTGTAGGCAATGAGCAACCATTTAATTCCGGACACGGTCGTATAATATCCGTAACATTTGACCTTTGAACCTTTCGGCATGGATGCAAGTTTTGTCTTGTTCTGTCCTGCTCCGGCTCTCAACGTCAACGGGTCTGTGTTAGTGCTGACCGTGTATGTGCCTGCGAGTGATTTATTGAACGACTTCGCCGAATCCACTTTCGTGCTCGATGTGGTTTCGCTTGATGACATCTGATTGCTCGTCGTACCGCCTGCAAAATCTGCCACACGTCCGTATCCGATGATGTACTTGTCAGATACGTTGATGTTTCTGTATCCGACTGCATCGTTCTTGTTGCCCTCGATGGCTTTGATCGTGCTGCCGGATACACTCACCACATATCCCACATGAGTGGAATCTGCTTGCGTATGTTTGGATGAATAGAAAATCACATCACCACGTTTCGGTGTGTATGTGCCTCCGTAGTATTTCGCCTTTTCATATCTTCCTTTGTTCTTGAACCATTTCACTCCTGCGTCGCATGAGGCGAATGTCGGAATGAGGCTCGTCGGTGCTCCCACCAGTCTCGCAATCGCTGTCACGAAAATCGCACACCATGCCACTGACATGGAAAACCCTGCTCCTGTCAATTCATTGTATAATTTGATGAACTGGTCATCACCAGTCGGCTCACTCACTCCGAGGAATGAGATTGCCTTTTTGATAATTTTTTCAATCATTATCCTGTTCCTCCTCTGTGTCGTCTCCGAAATCTCCCATGAGTTCCGGAAATTTCTCGTCAATAATTCCAAATAGCCACACGCCGATGAATATGAGCGGTGCTCCTATCCATATCGCACTCAGCAACACGGATATTCCTATCCCTACGACCCACGAGAGGAACGCTCCTGCATTCCCCTCCGGATACGCCTCCGGATACATTTCCCTGTCCTCGTCCTCTGCTTTTCCTATCCAGTAGAAAAACGCAATCAGACCGATGAATGTCAGCACCGCTCCCACGATGTAGATGGTCAACAGTATGTGCCAGTTGTTCATGAAAAACTGATACATTCACACCGCCTCCTCTACTGGGTATCGCCGGACACATATTCCTGTGCGGATTTATTTGTCTTGAGCATCGCTCTCATGCTCTCAAGTGCCTCGTCCACCCACATGGAGAACGTCGCAAATGAGACAATCTTTGCTGCCACCGGAAACCTGCTGATGAATAGGTCGTACACATATCTGAGTTTGAGTTGACCTGTTCCGTTTCCGAGTTCCTTTTCTGCTGTGGTTACCGCAAGTAATAACCACTGTTTGATTTTTGCCACCTGTTCCTTTGTTGGAAGTCCTGCAAATTTATATATGGCACATGCAACGCCTCCGGCAACTGCTGCCAGTGCGACGATGATGAACCAGTTTTCAACAATCCATTCTGCCATTTTTATTCCTCCTCTGTCTCTGCCGTGGTTTCTGTTTCCTCCGGCTCTGCTTGTGGAGTTTCCGTCTTTGGTTTCATGACCGTTTTGGATACCTTAATGAGTGCCATCGCACCGCCCTCAACTGAGAGAAAACGGAATACATTCTCAATCAGTGTCGACGGTTCTGAGCCTGTCTTTGCAAATAACACAATCATAACGACCGTAAAGATTAAGGCTGCAAGGATGTCACAGATAACCACACGATTCATGAACTGACCGGAAACCTTGTTCTTTGCTTTTGCCTTTTTCAGTTGAATCCGTCTGAGTTTTCTCTCGTGCCGGATTTTCGCCTGCAATCGTCTTTTTGTTTCCCTGTTCACTTTTATCGCCTCCATTCGTGACGTTGCCTTGCCCTGTCGCCCTCCTGTTAATCAATCGGATGGATGGTTTCACCGTCCAGTCGCTTGTGATAACTCTTGAGTGATGATTCGACTTTTGCAACCCGTTCTCGCAGGGTCGCAATGTCCTCTCTGAAATTGCGGTTTTCGGTTTTAATTTCTTTCAAATCATCCGAAATCATTTCCAGTTTCATCATCACAAGAGTGTCGTTCTTTGTCTCCTCTTTGGTATCGCTGACCGCTTTCTCTGCTTCTGCCTTGGTGTCGTTCTTTTCATTCCTCTTTTTCGTACTCAGTCCGAAATACAACGCTCCGGCGACAGAGATGCCAGTCAACAGGATTGAAACCTCAATGGTCATCTGCTGCTCCCTCCTCAAGCGGTTCGCCGTCGTCGGTGTCAATGATGTGACGGAGGTGGTATTCATTCACATCCATCTTTCTCTCTGCCTCTGAGACCATGCCTCTGAGTTCTTTCTTGACCTGCTCCTCGACTTTCGACCGCTCAATCTCTGTCTGTTGTCTTTTCACGATGTCCGACAGGGTGTTGATGATGTCGCACATCTCTGAAATCAATTCAAGCGGTCTCATGATGCCGTTCTTTCCTCTCCGGTGATGTAGGTGTATTCTGCATCGGTAATCTTGCCGGATGCAGCACGTTCCGCAATCTGTTCTTTCGTGAGTTTTCCTGCCTCATACAGTCTCTTGAAACTTTCTACGACGATTCGCATTATAACAATCCCTCCTCTACCAGTTGCAAGGTGTACTCGTCAATCACTGCGGATTTCTGAAAATCTGTCACACTGCTGACGATTTCGCTCTTGTTGGTGTTGACAACCTCCTGCACAAGTTTCATCTGCTGATACTCGTCCAGTGTCAACTCACGCTCCTCACGTTCCCATCCGACGACCTTTGTTCCATCCTCCTCAACCTTGGTCTTTTCCACGACATTGCGTCTCTGATAGACCGTTGTTGGAGAGAGTGTCTCGTCGAACTCCTGCGGTTTCTCCGGTTCTGTTCCGAATACTGTTCTCCACTCTTTCACGCTTTTCTTTCTCCTTTCGCCTTGAATGCTTGCTGACAATCCGTTTCAGTTTCTTGACATTCACATACGGCTTGACCCTGTCTTGATACATGCCATAAGTGTCCGTGTGGGTGAGGTATCCCATGTATGACAGGATTGCCGTTGCGTCATACCATGTGATTTTGTCTTTCTTCGCCACCCTGTTGACTTTTCTTGTGCAACTGAGCATGATTGATTCTCTCAGAATCGTCCGGTCTTGGTGGAACTCAAAACCCATAAAGTCGAGCGGTCTGCCCTTGACCTTTCCGGTCTTTCTTTCCACATACTCAAACCGGAATACCTGCCAGTTGTCTTTCATTTTTAAGTTGAGACGTTCTCTCAAAAAATCATCAATCGCAATCCGCATCCGGTGCAATTCTTTTTTATTCCTGCCGAACACGACCATGTCATCCATGTATCTGATATAGTGTGCAGCATGTAACTGTTCTTTGATGTAGTGGTCGAGTGGCTGCAACATGAAATTCGATAGCCACTGCGATGTGTAGAAACCGAGTGGCAATCCCTGCTCGCTGCCGTCGATAATCAAGAACAGGATGTTGAGCATCCTTTTGTCTCTGATTTTCTTCTCAAGCCACGCCTTGAGGACGTCATGGTCGACACTCTCGAAAAAGTGCCGTATATCCATCTTGAGGATATATTTGCAATTCTTGAGGTCAGTATGTATCCATCTTTCGATGTACTTCTTTCCGTAGTGAGCACCCCTGTTCGGAACGCTCCCACATGAGAACTCATACATGCCTTGCATAAATATGTCATAGCAAGCCGACACCACTATATGATGAACCACTTGCTCATAATTGTATCGAGGTTTCTCAATGAGCCTCTGTTTCTTGCTCGTTCCCTCGTTGATTCTCACCTTGCCATGTTTGGCAGGTCTCCACGCCTTTTCCGGATTCGGTACGTCATACCCCTCCGGTGCTGTGTTGGATAGTTGCTCGATGACCGTTTCAACGTGTCTCTGAATGTTTTCCGGTTTCAGTATCACGGCAACGTCAGACCGCTCGGTCTTTCCCTTTGCTGCAATGTGAAACTTTTTCTCTACGTTGCTATGCTCAAGCATAGGTTCAAACAGGTTGTTGACGGATTTCTTTCCCATTTCTTTCTTATCACCTCAAGGTCTTTCTTTTCCAATACTCGACCCTGCCTGCATCGGTATCATTTTCACTGGTTAGCAGTGTCTCAACTGCCTGCGGTGTAGGAATGCGGTGTGCTTTTGGTTATACGCTCCGTCATTTGATAAGATTGGCTCGCCCCGATGTTCGTGTTCACGTTCGTC